CGAGACCCCGTCATTGTAGGCCGCGACGTCCGAGGCATCGACGACGACGTTGTATGTGTCCGCGATCACAAAGTCGGCCATGTCGACGAAGTAGACCTCCGACGCCTTCGTGAAGGTCGTCATGACAAGGTTCGTCGGAACCTGTTGCGTTAGGCGGATCGGATACCCCTCGAAGCGTCCGGCCTCGACCTCGTCCTTGAAGTAAAAACCGCCGACCTGATCGCGCGCGGTCGCGATGAAGCGGGCGATCGTCGGAGCCATGATCCAAGTCGGGCGGATCATCCGAGACATGCCATTCTGCAAGGCCAGGATGGCCGCTGACGCCCCTGAGAGGATGGCCGTCAGTTGGTCTCCGGCTGCCGGGGTCGCGGGCATGGCGGCGACGGTGATCAGGTTCGCGGGCAGCACCAGATGGCGCATTCCGATCGGACCCTTGTCGGTTCCGTCACCCCGGAGGAAGGCGAGGTCCTCGCGGCGGGCGATGGTCTGAACGAGGTCGTCGCGGACGACTTCCTCGACGCCGATCGGCGCGCGGCGGATCAGGTCGTTCGAGACGGGCACCATCGCCGTGAGCTTCTTCGCGACGAAGTTCACGTCGTCGAAGCGTTCTTGTGAGATCGCGATGTCGTCGGTCTCGTTCTGGTAGGCAGCGGTCGCTCCGCCAGCGAGGCGCGGGATCGTCAAGTTGCCCATCGGCATCCCGACTTCCATCGGGTTCCCACCCCGGACGGCGGTCGAGGCACGGAGCAGCTCGATCAGGTCGGCCATGAAATCCTGCGGGATCAGCGCGCCGCCCTCTCCGGTGACGTTGCTCACCAGCGCGCGGGCGACTAGGTCGTCGCCGAAGCGGGTCGAGATGAACTCCGCTGCCTTCTCCATCGAGACCTTGTTATACCGGGCGTGCAGGAGGCCGAGGACGTAGCGCGTCGCCCTGATCCCCCGCTTCTCTTTCAGTCCGGCGTCCGGATCGCGCCTCGCGCGCGCTGGCGCCTTTGCGCCCCCGCCGACGCGGAAGCTATCGCTCCGGCGATCCAGCCCCTTGTCTCCGTTTCCGTTGTCCTCGTCGTCCTCGCCGTTCGCGTCCTGTGCGCCTTCGGCGGCGGCCTGCATGGCGGCGGCAACACGCTGCAAGCGCTGGTCGATCGCGGCGAGCGCGGAAGCGAGTTGATCGAACGTCGTCGATTGTTCGGCGGACAGCGGCTCGTCGCCGTCGTCTTCTTTGACGATCGTCGTCATCTTCTCGACGATCTTCGCGCGCTCGCGCTTCAGTTCGCGATGCTTCTCAGACATGGTCGACATGGTTTGATGCTCCACCTGTGCGGCGCGTTCGCTCCACTGCGAGTAACAGACCGCCGCGCGTTGATCCGGGTCGTCGTATTCGTTAGCAATTTCGGAAATGCACCTACCAATGAAGTCGCTCTCGCTCTCGCCTTCGTTCGGACTTGGGATTGGCAAGGATTGGCCCTCCCTTGTATGTCCTGTAAGGCCCGCGCGACTTGCTGTTCGCCAGCGCGCGCTTGCGGATCGTTACCAACGACTGCTTGCGGCCACGTAGCCACGCACCGAAGTCGGTCCCATTCCGTAATGCGTCTTGCGTGTTATCCGCGACGCTGCCCCACGCGAGATTGTCCGGGCGATTGTTGAACAGGTCGTCGTCAAGATGGCGGGCAAGGCTATGTTCCGGGTTAGGCGACGGCCCCTTGAACGCCAGCAAGATCAATCGTCCGGTTCTGATAGACACATTCCGACCGCCAATCCAAAGTTGGGACTTACCAAATTTGTTGACGGTCAGGACGCGGCCAGACTGCGCATTGCGCACCTGTCCGCTGTCGCTTGCTTCATATCCGGCGAACCCTGGTATGGGCTTCCAGAGATTAAGCATCCTGCATTGCCAGTGCCAGTTGGAGCATTCGCCTGCGGCGCGCTCGCGCTCTTGTTTGTTCTTCATTGAGGGCGGTCAGTTCCTCGCCCGTGACGGGCGGAGTGTCGGCGGCGATCGCGGTCCCTTCGCCGGGTCCTGGCGGGTCCGCGAGCGCTTCCGGGTTGGCGGGAACGGTGACGACGGAAAGCTCGACGAGTTCCTGTTCCTGAAAGTCGATCCCAGGGAACCAGTCGTCGGCTCCGCGCGACTGGTCGTTCGTATAGTCCCACTTGATCGGGCGGAACCCGACGCTCGTCGCGGCGATGAAGCCCTGGCGCGCGAGGCGATAAACCGACTCGGCGAACTGGCCGCCTTCCGGGGTGTCCTCCGGGATGAACTCGACGGTCGCTTTCAGTCCGCCGTCCTCGATCCGGAGATCGAGCGCGCGTCCGATCGGAAGGCGCGACGCGTCGTGTCCCCATAGCACCACGGGGTTGCGGCGGAAGTTCGCGAGGTCCCAACCGGCCAGCGCGATCCGGTCCTGTTCACGGTCGACGCTTTCGGTCGAGATCGTGAAGCGGAGCGCGCGGAGGTCTCCGCCGACCTGTCCGGCTGGCGCGATGATCTGCTTCCGGACGCCGACCGCTGCGCGGGTCACGTTGCGGCCCCGGTTGATCGTTTTGAATCGCGTGGCGCTAACTATTTGCATCGGTCGGTCCCGGTTCCGGTTTCGTCGGAGCGGCGGAGGGCGCGTTCGCGGACTCGGCTGGCGCGGTCGTGGTCTGTGCGAGGTTGTCGGAGGGAACGGCGGTATTGAGCGGGACCCGATACTCGTCGCCGGTCCCGTCCGTGATCGGGTTCATGTTCTCGCGGGCGCGGACCTCGTTCCGGTTCATCCAGCCATTGAGCGTGCCGATCTGATACGCCTCGAACCGCGTCTTTTGATCGCCGCGCGTCATGTCGTCGAAGTCGAACTTGCAATCGAGGATCGAGCGCTCGTCGTCGAACAGAAGATGGTGGTCGAACAGTTGTTCGATCGAGCGGACGGTCGGGCGGAGCGCGCTGTCGAGATATTGCTGATTCTGCTGTTCGATGTTGTTCAAGGTCGCTTTGTCGAGTTCGCCCAGGCGATGCGGCGGGACGCCGTAGAGGCGACAAATGTCGATCACTTGGAAACGACGAGTTTCGAGGAATTGCGCTTCCTCGTTCGTGATCGCGACCTTCGCGAAGCTCATGCCTTCTTCGAGGATCGCGACCTTGTGGGCGTTCTGCACGCCGGCGTGGGTCTCGCGCCAGGAGTTCGCGATCCGGTCTCCGGCTTCCTTCGAGACAACGCCCGGATGGCTGATCACCCCGGAGACCTGTCCCCCTTGGCGGAAAAGGATGCCGCCGTGTTGCTGCGTCGCGAGCGCGAGGCCGATCACGTCCTGCGCGATGGCGATCGGGGAAACGCCGACGTATCCGTCCATCGAGATGTTCTTGATGTGGATCATGTCGTCCGGCGGCACGAGCAGTCCGTAACCGAGGCGGCGGGAGTTGATCCGATACCAAAGCTCGCCGTCTTCCGTGAGCATGATCGTCGCGCGATCCGGGGCGATCGGGACAAGCTCGATCGGGTTCCCGTCGCGGTCGCGCTCGACGACGACGAACGCGTTCCCACGGAGGCAGATCGACGAGACGGCGTATCCGATGAACTCGAACCACGTCTGCCACTTATTCGGCCTGCGGAATAGCTTGTTCAGCGGATGGCGGAGTTCGCGTTGATAGCCTCCGCCAATCAATCGACGACGGATGAACGGCTGAAGCGTCGCAATGTCCTGCGAGATCGCGCGGATGCAGGCGTAAACGGCGGCGGCCTGTAGCGCGGTAAACGGGGTAACGGGAACGCCGGTATTCGAGGCGTAGCCGCCCAGCGCGGCGTAAAGCATCGGCTGCGGCCAGCCCAGGCCCCCGAGGGTCGAGGTCACAGCGGCGTCCGCTTTCGTCTCCGGCGCGGACGGGGCGGAGGATTGCGGCGCTCCGAGTAGCCAGAGGCCGAGGCGTTCGCGGAAGGTCATTTGAACAGCCTCGCGCGGACGGCGGCGTCCTTCGCTTCGAGCAGCTTGCGGAGCGCGACGGTTCGCTCCGGATTGCGCGGTAATTCGGCAGCGATCTTCAGTGCCAGACCGAAGAACGGCGCACTCACTTCCTGCAAGTCTTTCGGCAGATGCGAGAACGAGAAGAATTGCATGATCGGCTCGTCCGTTTCGCTCATTGTCATCCGAGAGTGATCAACCCCCTTGTTTCATAAACGGAGCGGGTCGCCGGCTGCATGGCGCGTCCGATCGCCATGATCAGCGCGACGGCGGCGTCGATCTTGTTCTCCGGTCGCGCCTTGCGCGGATAGACGTTGTCGCGGGCGTCGGTGTGACCGACGACGTTGCCGATGCACCACGCGAGGGGTCCGTTGCCGTCGTGGCGGATGCGCGCGGAGCGGATCGCGGCCTCGAGTTCGCGGGTCGGAGCGCTAAAATTTTGCGTGTTGCTGCGGAACTCGACGACGGGGACGGAGGACGACTGCAAGCGTTGCGCGAGTTGCGTCGTTCGCCACGGGTCATAGGCCATCGAGAGGACGCGGAAGCGACGGAACCACTCGACGACGTCGTCCTCGATCGTTTGGAAGTCGGTCTCGTTCCCTGGTGTGATGATCAATTCGTTCGCGTTCGCCCACCCCGGATAGGACGCGTTCCGCGCCTCCATCACGGCTGCCTCGTTCAGATAACAGCGGCAGAAGACGGTGTAATGAACGTCCCCGTCGCGCAGCTCCGGGAAGACGGCGACGAGCGCGGCGAGGTCAGTCTTCGAGGCGAGGTCGAGCGCGAGATGGCACTCGCGGCCCTCGAAGTCTTCGAGCTTCAGATCCCGGTCAGCGCATAGCGTCCACTGACGGGTCGAGAATAGTTGCTCGTCGGCGCCGATCCACACGTTCAGGTGCCGCGTCCTGGCGGATGCCTCTTGCGAGGGGTTGTTCCTGGCC